GTTTGCTGAAAAAGCAAAAACAATTTTTGAAGTTGCTGTTAAGTCTAAGTTGTCTGAAGAGTGGATTAAACTCGAAGAGCACTATAAGGCATAACTAGAAGAGCAAGTTGAAGCTGTTAAGAAAGAACTTGCTGAAGAAGTTAACGGCACCGTCAACTACGCTGTCACCAAGTGGCTTGAGGAAAACCAAGTTGCTGTTGACCGCGGAATCAGAAATGAGATCACTGAAGACTTTATTAGCGGTCTGAAGAATCTCTTTGAATCACACTATATCTCAATCCCCGACGAGAAGGTAGACGTTCTCGAAGGTATGACTGAAGATCTTTGTAAGATGGAAGAACGCCTCAACGAACAGGTTAAGGCTAATATTGAACTTCAAAATCGTCTCAACGAATCTGCTAAGCAGATCATCGTGAAAGAAATTTCCGAAGGTCTAGTAGATACACAAAAAGACAAACTAGCATCCCTTGCTGAGGGAGTTGAGTTTACTTCCGAGGAGGAATTCTCGAAGAAACTCACCACTATCAAAGAGTCATACTTCCCTAAGGAAGGTGCTCCTAAGGTAGTTGCTGACGAAACTCCAGTGGAAACCGAGGAAGTATCACCAGCAATGGCAGCATACCTCCAGGCAATGAACCGCTGGAATCAGTGATAACCTAAATAATTCATATCCACATTTCCTAACAAAAACTCGGAGAACGTAATGTTAAACGCACAACATCTCCAGGAAAAGTGGTCCCCTGTTCTTAACCATGGCGAAGCTCCTGAAATCCAGGATCGCTACAAGAGAGCAGTGACCTCTGTACTCCTGGAAAACCAAGAAAGAGCTCTTCGTGAAGAGCGCGGCATGATCAATGAGGTCGCCGTAAACTCACTAGGCGCTAGCACCATCAGCCCTGCTGGTTCTGCTCTCGCTTCAAACAACACCGCTGGTCTTGCTGGTTTCGACCCCGTTCTAATCAGCCTCGTCCGTCGTGCTATGCCTAACCTCATGGCATATGACGTTTGTGGTGTTCAGCCTATGTCAGGTCCTTCAGGTCTCATCTTCGCTATGAGATCCCGCTACGAGAACCAAGGCGGAGAAGAGGCACTGTTCAACGAGCCTGATGCTAACTTCACTGCTGGTCTTGACGCTACTGCTGGTGCTTATGACACCACACGTGGTGGCGCTGGTGATGCCCTTGCTGGCACCAACCCTGGTCTTCTTAACGATGGCGGCACCTACGAAACAACTCGTGGTTTCTCCCGTGAAGATCTAGAGCAAGCTGGTGACGCTGGCAAACTGTTCCGTGAGATGTCATTCAGCATCGAGAAGACCTCTGTGACCGCTAAGTCCAGAGCTCTCAAAGCTGAGTACACTCTAGAACTCGCTCAAGACCTCAAGGCAATCCATGGTCTTGACGCTGAGCAAGAACTCGCTAACATCCTTTCTAGCGAAGTTCTCGCTGAGATCAACCGTGAAGTTGTCCGTCGTGTTTACAGCGTTGCTAAGCCTGGTGCTCAGAACAACGTTGCTAACGCTGGCATCTTCGACCTCGACGTTGACTCCAACGGTCGCTGGTCGGTTGAGAAGTTCAAAGGTCTTCTCTTCCAAATCGAGCGTGACGCTAACGCTATCGCCCAAGACACTCGTAGAGGAAAGGGCAACTTCCTGATCTGTTCAGCTGACGTTGCTTCTGCTCTCGCCATGGCTGGTGTTCTTGACTATTCCTCAGGTCTTTCAGGCGCTGGTGGTCCTTCCATCGGTACTGTTGATGACACTGGTAACCTCGCTGTTGGTACTATCAACGGTCGTATCAAGGTCTACGTTGATCCTTACTCTGCTAACTTCAGCGATGACCACTACTACGTAATGGGTTATAAGGGCACCTCGCCTTATGACGCTGGTCTCTTCTATTGCCCATACGTTCCCCTCCAGATGGTTCGTTCGATCGATCCTAACAACTTCCAGCCCAAGATTGGCTTCAAGACTCGTTACGGTCTTGTCACTAACCCATTCAGTGCTGGTGCTGCTCAGTCTGACGGAACACTCACCGCTAACGCTGGTATCTTTGACCTTGACGTTGATTCCAACGGTCGTTGGTCTGTTGAGAAGTTTAAGGGTCTGCTTTTCCAGATCGAGCGCGATGCAAACGCAATCGGTCAGCAAACTCGTCGTGGCAAGGGTAACATCCTGATCTGCTCCGCTGACGTTGCTTCGGCACTCGGCATGGCAGGCGTCCTCGATTACACCCCTGCTCTCGCTGGCAACAACGGTCTGACTGGTGTTGATGACACCTCCAGCACCCTCGTTGGTACTCTCAACGGTCGCATCAAGGTCTACGTTGATCCTTATTCTGCAAACGTTGCTGATAAGCACTTCTACGTTGCTGGTTATAAGGGCACCAGCCCCTATGACGCAGGTCTCTTCTATTGCCCCTACGTCCCCCTCCAGCAGGTCCGTGCTATCAACCCTGACACCTTCCAGCCCAAGATTGGCTTCAAGACCCGCTACGGCATGGTCTCGAACCCCTTCGCTCAAGGTCTTACTCAGGGTTCTGGCGCACTCACAGCGAACACAAACCGCTACTATC